TCTTCCGGGCTCGGCCTAGCATCGGCAGGTATGGTGAACGGTATTTCAGCCGCAGTACAGAGCAACGGAGTATCGGGTGGGAACTTTGTTTTTAACCTAATGATGCCTGACGGAACGAAATTCGCCTCTTATCTGTTCGGCCCGTTGGCAGACTATGCAAAGGCCAACGGTACGCCTATTTTAAGTCCGTCGTGAGGTGAACCATGACACAACTGATTATTGATGGAATTGAACTTCCAGAGACACTGAAAGGCGGATATAGAGCGTGGAAAGACCCACTATCCATCGACGTCAAGATGGTCACAGGGAGAATTGTTCGTGAACTGCAAGGAAGCGTTTGGGAAGTTACATATCAGTATGGCTATTTCAGTGACGAGCTGAAGAATAAGGTAATTGCAGCGTGTGAAAAGGGTAGAAAACAGGTCATCACATGCGGCTTTCTTCCACCAAGTTCCAGCGGCGCACTGACTTATTCTCAATTCTTTGTCATCGACTTTCAATATCCAAAATTCATGTGGAGCCGACTGGTTGATGGAGAAGATGGGGCTACACCTATGCCGATGTGGGCCGACTTTTCTGTGGAGCTGCGAGAGGTGAAACCCAGTGATTGAGAGCACGGAGGGCTACAAAAAGGCGATTGTGGCGGACGCACGCCAGATTTTCATTAAAGCAATCATTGACATTATCGACCCGGACATTATATATGGCACAATCAGTAGCAGTGGGGAGATGCAATTTTCAAAGAGAGAACAGGCTTACAACAAGATATTTGTCCTTGAACCATACGCAACACTGGAACAAAATCGCTGGGTACTGGATGGTCAATTTAAACTGATTCCTGAACAGGGCGTAAATGGAGAGATTGGACTTGTATTAGATCCACTATCGGCAGAAGATGGTACATTCACCCCGGCTGTTTGGGCGGAAGAGACCTTTTCCAATGTGTCCATTCTTCAGGCATGCTCCATCTATTTCCCGTCAGATGATTGGGATGGTGTAGCGGAAGATTTTACAGTGGAGATCAAGCAGGGGGGCACAACCTATCACTCAAAGAGCTTCAAAGGCAATATGGAGAGGAGCGTATCCCTAACAGGATTTACAGTGTACAATCCCGATGCTATTAGGGTTACAGTAAGTAAGTGGAGCAAGCCAGGAAGAAGGGCGAGATTTGCGGAAATACTTCCTGGAGTTTATGAGGAATGGGACGGAAATATTATTGCGTCGTTTTCTCTTAAACATCAGGGAGATGTGTCCTGTATGGCGCTGCCTTATGGGACTTGTACGATACGCATGGATAACCTGGATCGAAGGTTTGAGCCCAGAAGCAAAGAGGGCGTATTTCAATCTATTGAAGAACGGCAGGGTATTGATGTTTCCATGGCCGTCAGGCTGGAGGATGGGACAGATGAATATAAGCGGTTAGGAATATTCTATCAGTATTCCGGCGGATGGAAAACAGGGGATAATGGACTTACTATGCAATGGGACTTGGTGGACATTATTGGACTGCTGCAATCCAGAGAATTTATACCACCGGAAGCCCTCCCAACCACGTTGAAAGGGTGGATAGCAGCTCTTGTGGCCCAGCTAGGGACAAATTTTGAAACTCTTTATACTGTAGATCCGAACTATGCGGACAAGCCGGTCGTGGTTCGGTCTTCATCTGATGTTGTTGGAATGAAGTGCGGTGACCTTCTGCGGTACGTCTGTATGGCGACGGGAACATGGCCACGAGCGGACGCGGAGACTGGCTATCTGGCAGCAGAGCCGCTTTGGAGCCAAGGGAACAAGTTGACGTTGGACAACTTACAGAGTTATCCGGTAATGAAGGCCAACAACGACATAGCGGCAATCATTTTTACATTGAACGATGGAAACAACACACAATATATTGTGTCCGGTAACTCTACAGCATCTAGCGAAACAAAGTCTGTCCAAAATCCGTTCATTAAAACAAAAGGTGATGCGCTGACAGCCGCTAAGTTGATTTTATCATGCTATGGTGGGAATAGGCTTGAAATCGTCGGTCGTGGCGATATGACTTCTGAAATTGGAGATGTAGACACTGTATGGCTGAATGAGAGCAGCGCCACTACGGCCCGCCGCATACAGCAAGATCTATCTCTCAAAGATGGAGTATTGAAGGATTGCACAAGTATTCTGCTCCAGGCTGATGGTTCTTTCCTGTTCCAGAACCGGGCGGTGATCACACAAAGTGGATCTTGGACTGTACCAGAAGGAGCTACGAAACTCCGATTGATTCTGGTAGGAAAGGGCGGAAATGGAACTGCCGGAACAGATGGTAATTGGGATGAAGCGGGCCAGGATGGACAGGACGGCCTTGGCGCCCTTGTTTGGGCGGGGACTGTGTCTATTAACCCTCAACAGCAATTCAACATTCAAATTGATGAAGATACCATTTTTGGGCAGTATAGCAGTGCTGATGGGTCAAGATTTGAGTATGGCTATACTGATATTGCAAGTGGTGACAGCTTTGCGAGAACTGGAGTGCAAAATCCTGTAACTGGTTCGGGCGATGGGGGAGCCGGAGGCGCTGGAGGTATTAAAGGGAATAAACACCGAAAAACCACCACCAATTCTGATGGTTCTACGTCGTCAAAAATGGTGATTGACAATTATCCAGGAGAAGGTATGCCGGGAAAGGCTGGAGCGACAGGCTGTGTAGTGATCTATTGGGACAAGGAGGAAACATGAGTTTTGATTTTTTGACCCTTGTAACGAATAGAAATCAAAATGATGTGGACGCCAGAAACAGCAAGGGCACCTACAACGCCACAGACCTGAATCGAGTAACGGCGGCGATGGAGGAATTGGACCAACAGTTCCGTCAGTACGGTTACAGCACGGGCTATCAGAGGATAGAGATACCCCATGGTGGGAATCAGGGTGTCACCTACTTAGAGTACATTGAAAGCAGCGGGACTCAGTATATCGACACCGGGCATAAACCAACGAATAACAGCCGGGTCGTTATGGAGGTTGAGGCATTAAAAGGCGGCGTTTACCCCTTCTTTGGCGCGCGTACAGCAAATGGAGTAGGTAGCTTTGTGTTGTGGGAGATGTCTGCTAGTTCGATTCGGTCTGATTTTAATACGACTGGAACAGAAACTACGGTATCAAAAGTTTTGTCCCACGTTGTTATAGACAAAAACAAAAACGTCTGCAAATTTGGAGATACGACTATTACCAGTGGAGCGGCATCATTTAACTGTTCGTATAACCTCTGCCTTTTGGCGCTCAATTCGGGGGGGGAGGTAGATGAGAGAAAACTGTCCGCCAAGCTTTATCGTTGTCAGGTCTATGATAACGACACCCTAATCCATGATTTTCGGCCAGCACTGGATGGAGACGGAATAGCCTGCTTACGGGATGAAGTCAGTAAGACATTCTATCGAAATTCCGGGACAGGCTCATTTGTTGCAGGTCCACAACTAGAACCCGAACCCGGCGAGGAAAAAGATCCGTACACCTGGTATGAAGATGATATTCCAACCGTTGATCTGATGGAGAGATATCTTGCGAATGTTTCCGCGCTGCGCTCTACCATTGAACTGTTGGCCACTACGCCAGAGGCACCGGAGAGCATGGAACTGTTGACGTATATCGAGGCCAACAATATTGAGCAGATACTAATAGATATTCGGTTGACCATCGAGCAGGTGGTTCGTGCCTTCAAGCGGTCCAATGCGTACACCTTTTGGAGTGGATATAACCCCTTGCCAAGTGCGGGTAGTAATCTAGGAAGAAACTGGGCGGAACTGGATGCCATGAATACTGAATGGAAGAATTGGCAGGTAGCCACATGGTATCTGCTACTATATGGAAATATGAAAGCGGAAGGAGTGATTAGCTGATGGCTTTTACACCGTTTGTTGAAACGGACCAACCAACGATGGCGAAGTTTAACGAGAAGTTTCAGGATGCAATATCGGATGCGATTGCAGGTGGAATTGCAGGTGGAATTGCAGGATCGCCGAAGATTATGACGGGCAGCTACATTGGAACGGGGACGTTTTTGAGTTCATCCCCAAATACGTTAACATTTCCGTTTACTCCAATAATTTGGGGAGTTTTTAGGATGGTTTCTACGGGTGGTGTAGATCTCTCTTTGCCTAATATAATACTATGGGATAATGATTATAAAAATATGAATGTTAGTATGTATACTAGATCAGATAGCACGACCACACAGTTTGTTACAATCAACGGAAATTCTGTGTCATGGTATTCATCAAGTAGCGGTGAACATCAACTAAACGCAAATGGTACCACATATCACTACTTTGCCATCGGCTGAAAGGAGGACCAAATGGACGACAGAAACGTACAATACCCAAATCGCTTTCAGCTTACAAAAGTAGATGGGACAGACGATATTTACGAGATAATCCCGGCCCCTGGAAAGGTGTACACAGAAGGCACCTTTATCAACAAGTTCGCTCTTTTAAAGGACACCACAGCGGCTTTGTTTGGGCTGGGCGTAGATAATGTCCCAGATGATGTGCTGGTCTTTTTAGGGAAATATAATCAGTATTGGTGGAAGAGAAGAACTTCTGGTTTTGCTCTTGTACCGAATCTTGGTGCCGAGCAAATACAGTGTGTTGAGTGGCAGGGTAGACCTAATTCTGGTTCATATACGCCAACAAACCATATTAGGTATTCTCCAACAGTAACTGTACATGAGGATTTAAGTGTTACTTTAAATAATCCACAAGTTTTGACTTTTACTCCAAACGGAATAGGCTCAAATCTTCAAGTGCTACAAGGAAAATACTTTTATCTAACGAAACAAGTAAACAGTGTAGCGCATGGCAACTGGGGCAATATAGATTATAAGACTACCCCAGCGAATGTTATCTATTATGCATCGGGAGCTCCAACTGGCAAACAGAACAGTGCGGATAGCGAGGACTATACCTATGTAGCAGAGGCTATACCTGCTAAAACCGTTACAGGAAAAAAGGAATTACATGATGGTCCTTGGGAATACGTCCGCTCCTCCAACCGCAACGCCTACCCCGACAGCGGCATCCATGATGGGTATGAGTATCAGTTTTTGGGGATACCGTTTGAAAACTCCGTATTACCACTGAGAGTAGAGACTGGCAGTTATGTGGGGACCGGCACCTACGGGATCAATAACCCATGCAGTTTGACACTCCCTTTTGAGCCTAAACTATTTATAGTCGGCGATACAGATGGGTGTAAAGGGACAAAAGGAAACTATTTATATTTTGCATTGCCTATATTTTTAGGCGATACATACGAAAAAATAAGCTGGAAATATGGAGGAACAACTGCAACTCAATATACCCTGATGAAGAGAGAGGGGTCCACTATTTCTTGGTATATAAATTTTACCGGAAGTGGAAGCGACCAGTTAAATGGTACAGGAACTACCTATTACTATTATGCCATCGGCTAAAAGGAGGTTTCCATGCTAATCATCGAAATCCAGCCCCTGGAAAATGGGGCGCACCGCAACCAAACCTGTAATTTGAATACCATCCCGAAAGGGTGGGCGGAGGTCCCTCCTGGCATCTCAGTGCCTGATACCTTCCCCTTTGTGGATATCGAGGTGGATGGCCAGACTGTTATCGCCATGACTGCCGGAATCGTCCCTGAGCCGGAGCCTGAACCGGAGCCGGAGCCCACCCTTGAGGACAGGGTATCCAGCATTGAGACCGCCATTGAGAGGGGGCTTACACTGTGAGCAATTTGTACGACGCACTGGCATCCGCTATCTATGTGTCCCGGCAGACCTTGGCCGGGGCGACCGTTGACACCGACGACAAGCGTATCCGGGCCTCCGGTCTGTATGAGGACTGGACGGAGGGCAAATATCAGGTAGACGACATCAGAAATAACGGTGGCCAGACTTGGGAGTGCTTTCAGGCGCACGACAATGCGACCCACCCTGACATCAAGCCGGATAACTCCGCCTGGTTCACCTTCTGGCGGCCCCTTCATGGGACAAGCCCTGAGACGGCCCGCCCCTTTGTGCCTGTTCAGGGTGCCCATGATATGTATAGGGTAGGGGAGTACATGATCTATACCGACGGCAAAACATACAAGTGTATGCAGGATACTAACTTCTCACCGAAGGATTACGCCCGGGCGTGGGAGGTGTGCGATGGATGATAAGTGCATCTTAGACCCACAGCGGGATTGCATAGGGAAGGCAGAGGCCGCCAAGCTGGAGGGAAGAATCAAAGCCCTGGAAGAATGGCGGGAGGATTCCAAAGACTTCCACGCCAAGTTTTATGATTGGCAGAGACAACAGATTGCGAGGGACGCAAGGCTGGACGAAAAGTTAAATGGGATGGATGCCAACATTAAGAAGGTGCTGGCCAAACAGGAATCCTGTGAGTTGAAACCGGCCAAGCGCTGGGACGCCATTGTGGACAAGGCCATTTGGGCAGTGCTGGCGGCTGTGATTGCGTTCCTGCTTGCGAGAATCGGACTATAAAAAAATCCTCCCGATTTGGGAGGATGGAGGGGGGGCGAAACCGCTACCCTGGGAAAAAGAGGAGAGTGTGGAACCAGGGCAACGGGTCCCGAAGGACATATCCACTATATCACTCTTTCGACAAAAGTCAACAGGATGGGAGGTGATTTTATGGACTTTGGAATCGCATCCGTGGCGGCTATTACCGTCATCTGTTATCTGGTGGGACTGATTGTCAAATCGTCCGGTCTGGATAACAAGTACATCCCGGCTATCGTGGGCCTGTGCGGCGGCGTTCTGGGCGTGGCGGCGCTGTATACCGGCCTCAAGGACTTCCCGGCGACGGACCCCCTGACCGCCGTTGCCGTGGGCATCGTAAGCGGTCTGGCGGCAACTGGCGTCAACCAGGCTATCAGGCAGATGAAGGAATAACAACAAATTTAAAAAAGGAGATTGAACTATGAACACCGAAATGCTCTATGAACTGTACGAAATCAATGAGAAGAACGACGCCCCCGATTTGGCGACCGTAGGCATGCCCATGCTCCTGAAGAAGCACCCTGAGATTACCCACGAGGAGGCCAGGGAGATGCGTGAGTTTACTGGCCGTCACGGTCAGGAGCTGGCCGCCGCCTTCCCTGACAAGGAGGCATTTGCCGCCGCCGTGGCTGCTGGCGTGGTGGAGGATGAGGCCGCCAAAGAGGAAGCGGAAAGAGAATAATAAAAAAGCACCCAATCAGGGTGCCTTTAGCTCCATATTTAGCTGTTGAATAATCAGGGCGGTCTCTAACATCCCAGTCATTTTCTCCTCACTGTCCGGCATGGAGGAAAAGTTCTCCCTGGCATTTGTCAGGATTCTGAGGGCCATTTCCCGGTCTTCGTTTGTGGCGTTGCCGGACTCGAACTTGTCTGCTAGTGCAGAAAATTCCTGGTTTGTGTCCACTGATAGGCTGAAAGCAGTTTCTGCCTGCCTCAAAAAGTGGCAAAGCAATTTGTAATCATGCATTTTATCACTCCCTTATCCGCATATTACAGCACACGCCCTGATATGTCAATGGAGGAAGACCATGAGATTACGAAAACAGTATTTGACCAAGAACGACTGTTACAGGGCCGGGAGGACCATCCGGCCACAGGGGGTAATGGTACACTCGACCGGAGCCAATAACCCCTCTGTGGCCCGCTATGTGCCCGGAGATGAGGAGATAGGCCGAAACACCTATGGCAACCACTGGGACCAGACTAATACAGAATACAAGGCAAAATTTGATAAGAAGCTGAATAAGTGCGCCCATGCCTTTGTGGGCCTCTTTGCAGACGAATCGGTGGGTACGGTGCAGACCCTTCCATGGAATCGCCGTGGCTGGCACTGTGGCCGAGGAAAGAACGGCAGTGCAAATGATACCCACATTTCTTTTGAAATCTGCGAGGACGGCCTGGAGGATGTCAGCTATTTTGAGGCGGTGTACCAGGAGGCCGTGGAGCTGACAGCCTATCTCTGCAAGGAGTATAACCTGGACCCGTTGGCTGACGGAGTGGTAATCTGCCATCAGGAGGGCTACCGCAGAGGGATCGCCAGTAACCACGGGGATGTCCTTCACTGGTTCCCTAAATTCGGCAAAACCATGGATGATTTCCGGGCGGATGTGGCCCGATGGATGGAAGGAGAGGATGAGATGACACAGGAACAGTTTGATACCATGATGGAAAACTGGCTGGCTAGACGGAACAATCAACCGGCCTCTGATTGGGCAAAGCCGTATATCCAGGAGGCTATTGACGCAGGAGTAATGACCGATGTTGGAGGGACCATTGAAAGGCCCCAAGGATTTGTTACGAGGCAGGAGCTGGCCACCGTAGCGGCGGCAATCAAAAGATAAGGACGTGAGCAAATGAGCGCAAGAGTAAAGCTACCTGACCAGCTGGACAAGCTCTTGCGCTCAGAGTTAGAGAAGGCAATATATGAAGCAGCACTTGACCGGGATGATGACCTGATAGCCCGACGGTATATTGTGGAGAAGAAACCACAGATTGATATTGCTGCTGAGTTGGGCTGGGAAAGGTCCACAGTATCCAGACATATCACGTACATACTGGATGAAGTGGAACGGGCGGCAAGTAGAATAACAAAATTAAAAGGAGTCGGGGGTTAATCCGGCTCCTTTCTGTATCGTTTATTTAAACTCAAAATCTCATTTTTGTCCATGTAGACGTTTTTCATTTCATCAATCTCATGTACTTCATGATAGTTCCGATAAGCGTTCAAAACATCTTCTAATTTTTCTTTGCTTAATTTATCAGTCTGCCGACGAAATCCCTCAATACCAGAAAAATTTTCTAACTGAATTGTGTTATCCAGTTGAACATAACTATCTCGGTCAATAACAGTTTCTATCGGATCGTTACAGAAAATAACTTTGTTGCTTTTAAATGCCGCTTTGTGTTCTTTACCAGCAAGAGAATCCATCTGTGCGATCTCGATAATACCAAGCATATCATGAACAGCGACAACAAGATAGGGATGCGGACTTGAAGCGGCATCCCCTTTGTTGTTGAATCTAATTTTTAAGGCAAGTACCTGACCAACCTCAATACTCATTTGTTGCCCATCCTATCCAGCACACGAAGAAAATCCCTGTATTGTTCTTTGTATTCTGATGCGCGGGCGCGAGAGTTCATCCGCTGATCTGACTTGTAGTAAAATCTGTTTTTATCAATCCATTCATTATCTTCGTGCGATAGTTCGATCAACTCATCCAGGGTAGCGTTTTCAAAAGCTGCATAGATATGATCAAGAAAGGTACAAACATATTCCGGCAAGTTTGGTTCCGATTTTTTGGAGAGCAAAACACTGTATCTCTCCTGTACTTCTGGAACAACAGCCCCGTTGTCATACGCATATAGATCTTCCTCAAAAAGCAGATCTCCGGTCTTTGCAAGAAAGAGATTCTGTGCCAAGTGGAGGTATTTGTTTAGCCTTGCATTCCCTTCATAGAAATCCCGGCTATTCCTGTGAACCAGTTTCTTGTTGAACATCCTTCCGTCTTTGTCCTTCCGCAAAAAGTAGTTTGCAATATCCTGCGCATGAAACATATTACCTCCTCCTTTCTGCCTCATCTTTTTCCAAAATTAGATTTATACATCTTTAGTATACCCATTTATCCCGGAAAGTCAATTATGCAGAGTAACGAAGTTATGTCGTTACAAATTTCACACAAATGCCACATAACTACCGCACAACTCCCGCATGAATGCCACCCATGCGGGGAATTTTTATGCGACAATATAGACATGGAGGACGTGGGGAACAAGGGCTGTACACGTCGCAGTCCTCCTCACGGACTCCTTATTTTTATACAAAGGACGTGTGATATATGACCCCGGTAGAGAGATTGATTGCCGCCGGTATCCGGCCGGATTGCGCCAGGGAAACCATTATGTGGTTTCGGGCACAGGGGGATGATTATGGTTTGGAAAAGTATCTAAATGAGGTGGAAAGCCGCCATGCGAACAACGGAGAGGTATTCCTGGCACAACGAAAACCCTTACAACAGGAATGTGGGAGACTGCACGGTTAGAGCCATTTCCACCGCTTTGGACCAGGCCTGGGACACCACCTACATAGGCCTGTGCCTGGAAGGGTATCTCCTGAAAGATATGCCAAGCTCCAACGAGGTATGGAGGAGCTATCTCGGCAAATACGGTATGGAACGCAGACCGGCTCCGCCGCACACAACGGTGAACGAGTTTGCCAGGACCCATAGAAGCGGTGTGTACCTTCTCGGCCTGAATTCCCATGTGGTCTGTATTATCGACGGGACGATTCTCGATACATGGGATTCTGGGGAAAAGGAAGTTTTGTACTACTGGAAAGGATGACGTGATATGGCCTATACACCTACACCTTACTATCCGGGCTATCAGCCCATGTACTACCAGCCGCCCATGCCGGACCAACTGGCCCAGCTCCGTGGGCAGCAGTTCCAACCTCCCATGCAAGGACCGCAAATGCCGCCCGTACAGTCCCAGCAAAATGGGCAGTCCATGGTTTGGGTGAATGGAGAGCAGGAGGCCATGGGATATCTGGTGGCCCCAAACAGTGCCGTTGCTTTATGGGACAGCAACAGCCCCACTATTTATCTCAAGCAGGCGGATGCCTCTGGAAAACCCAGCATCAAAATTTATGATCTGGTAGAACGCAGCAATGCCACAAGGACTGCCCCAGCAGCCACGCAGGAGCCTTCTATCCGCTATGCCACCCAGGATGACCTGGACGCTCTTGCGGCCCGTGTGGACGCTCTGAGCGCCAAAGAGACGGCCCCGGTAAAAAAGAAATCTGTGAAGGAGGATGCTGAATGAATCCATTTTTTGGTGTGATGGGCGGAGGCCGCCCCAACATGATGCAGCAGTTCCAGCAGTTTATGAACCAGATGAAGGGAAAAGACCCCAACGCCATGATACAAGAGATGGTATCCTCTGGACGCATTTCCCAAGATCAACTTAACCAGGTCCAAAAGCAGGCCCAGCAGATGCAGGGTATGTTTGAGGGAATGAGGGGAATGTTTGGTAAATAACTTCAATCAAAATCCGTGGCCACGGTTTTGAAAATAAATCAAAAAAGGAGATAACACAATGAGTCTTTCTTCTGACGGCGCTGTAATGACCATGCCCGTGCAGCCTGCCTATCAGGGCGGGAATGGCGGTTTCGGCGGCTGGGGAGGCGATTGGGCCTCCTGGATTATTCTGTTCTTGATCTTCGGTATGTTCGGTTGGGGCGGCTATGGCGGCGGCTGGGGTGGTAACTCCGGCAATGGCCTGGGCTCTCCCTCCGGTCAGGGCTGGGCTACTAGAGCCGACATCAACGAGGGCTTTGCGCTGAACGGTCTCCAGACCGGCCAGAGCGGTATCCTCTCCGCCGTAACCAACGGCTTCCATGGTGTGGATAATGCTATCTGCAATCTGGGCTATCAGCTTCAGGACTGCTGCTGCCAGACCCAGCGGGCAGTGGACGGCGTGAATTATAACCTGTCCACCCAGGGCGCTGCTACCCAGGCGGCAATCCAGGGCGTTCGTTACGACATGGCTACCCAGGCTTGCGATACCCGGAATACCATCCAGAATAGCACTCGGGACATCATCGACAACCAGAACGCCAACAGCCGTGCGATCCTTGACTTTTTGACTCAGGACAAGATTGCTACTCTGACGGCTGAAAACCAGAGCCTGAAGTTCCAGGCTTCCCAGGCGGCGCAGAACGCTTTCTTCACCGCCAATCAGGAGGCCCAGACTGCTGAACTGATTCGCCGCATCAATCCCATGCCTGTTCCTGCCTATCAGGTGCCCAATCCTTATGCTGGATGTGGGTGTAATCCCTGCGGCGGCTGCTGCTAAAACCCAATACATCAACTGTCCGATAAATTCGGACTGTTCGGCCCCGTGCCGATTTTGAACCATGCGGCGGGGCAATAGCCTCGCCGCTAATCTTTTTGAAAGGAATGATTTTTTTGGCCGAGTACACAAATAGCGCAATCGTAACCGTTGCCGCTGGTCAGAACGTGCCCTTTACCGAAGAGGCCAACACGAGCAAGCCCTGCATCGTACACCGGGAGGGTGCTGGACTGGTGACTCTTCGTGGGCTTACGAACCAGTGTCGGGCGAAATTCAAAGTCTCCTTTGGCGCGAATATCGCCATCCCTGACGGCGGGACCGTGGAGGCCATCACTGCGGCAATCTCCATCAATGGTGAGGCGCTGACCGCATCCACCGCCACTGTTACCCCTGCCGCTGTGGAGAATTTCTTTAATATCTATGTCTCCGCTGTGGTAGATGTCCCCCGTGGCTGCTGTGTCACTGTTGCCGCAAAAAACACCAGTACACAGCCTATTTTAGTAGCCAACAGTAACTTCATTGTTGAGCGTGTAGCCTGAAAGGAGAGGATACTATGAAAGCACTATACGAGCTGAAGGATAAGCTCCAGGACGAACTGGACGAGATTGCCCGCAAGCCTGAAATGTCTGCTGGTGATCTGGAGACCGTCCACAAACTGACTGATACCATCAAGAACATCGATAAAATCTGCGCTCTGGAGGAGGACGGTGGCTACTCTGAGGCGGGCGACTGGGAGGGACGCGGCTCCTATAATCGTGGCTCCAGTTATGCTAATCGTGGTAAGCACTATGTTCGAGGCCACTATAGCCGAGACGGTTATAACAACCGTGGTGACTATAGCAGAGATGGAGGGTATAGCCGCCATGATGCTAAAGAGGCTATGATGGAACAGGCTCGTGAGATGATGGAAAATGCCACCACTGACCGAGAGCGTGAAGCAATCCGCCGTTTTATGAGCGAGCTGGGCCGAGACTGATAGGGGGTGTCCCCCATGCTTGACCGCAAGGAGATAGACATTGAGATTGCCCGTCTGGAATACGGAGAATCCAGCTACCCAGCATACCAAAAGTTAGCAAACCTATACACGATTAGGGACCGCATGGACCGGCAGGAACGTCCGGCGACCTATGAGACATCTTACTCCGCCGCACCGGCAGTTTCTGAGGAATACTCGGTAGTTGATGACTACGGGGACAGCGATTTTTTGCGTAGCGTGTATGGCAGAGATCAGAGAGCGGCGTGGTCCATCATGGATGACCTGATGGACACGCTCCACACAGTAAACCCACGTGTCTACGAAGGTGTTATGCGGAAAATTCGGGCCCTCTAAACTAGTCCGCCTTCCCAAAAGGAGGGCGGATTTGTTACTAACGCAAGATTTTGTGTGATATGATGTGGCAAAAAAAGTTGACTAAAATGAGAATTTATAAACTGGAAGATAACTTTTGCTCTCGATATATGAAGATAATCGATTAAAAATTTAAGAACTTCTTAAATTTTCAAAAAAGAAAAGTGCCGGTATATCAGCACTTTCCCGACTTTTGTTACTAACCGTGTTACTAACCCGTTACTAACGCCTGGTTTCTGGTGATTATTTTTTACGCAATTTTTGCCATCTCGGCGGCAAGCCAGGCGGGGTCCGGGTGAGTGTATTGCGCGGTGATATTTCCCCGCTGGGAGTGTCCGACAATGAACTTTAGGGCCATCTCATCCACCCCAGCTATTTTAGCTCTGGTTACGAATGTGTGGCGGCACCAGTGTGGTGTGGCATCAGGCACCCCCAGAGCGTCCATGACACCTTTGAATGCGGAGGCCCGATACCATCTGTCTGATACGGGATTTCCGTCCTGATGGATAATAGTATCTGCCTGATCTGCCATCCAACGGTCAAAGTATGGACGGATTTTTGGATGAACAGGAACGGTCCTACCCTTCCCAGCTTCAGTTTTGCTGCCGCCAGTTAAGCATCCTGTGTCTGGATCAAAGTTGAATGGAGTGAGGGACAAAAACTCGTTGATACGGAGGCCGGTATAGCAGAGCATAAGCACCGTATCAGCCCATGGAAAGCCATCTTTAGCCAACTTCTCCAGTCTTGCCATCTGAAGGTCGTCAAAGGCTCCTTTCGTGTGCTTAGGGCCGACCTTTGGGATTTGAATAAAAGCGGAGTAGTCCTTCGCAACAATGTCACGTTCCATTAAAAATTTAAACAGAGCTTTGATAAGGATGCAGTCGTTATTAATGGACGAGCTGGACATACCATCCGCCGCATCCTGGTCAATGATAGCCTGGAGATCATCAATAGTAATACTCCTGGCCTTCCGGCCAGCTAGGGCCCCTACACGGCTCCAAGAGGCTTTATAGGATGCCACGGAGGCAGGTCCAGCTATCCTGTACTTTCGAGCGGACCATATCTCATAAGCCTGCCCCCATGTCGTATTGATTGTATCGGCGCTGATATGATTCCCAGCTTGGATTTTCTTGACTAATTCATCCAGGGCGGCCTGTGCCTCGGCGGCCTTTGCGTGGTAACTGACGGCTGTTTGGATCACATATCCACGCTTATCTCGCTGGGATATCCTGACACAGTATGGACGGCTCCGGTTACCGGATAGTTTGACCACAGTTCCGGTCCCATTTGCTCGCTTCATGGTGCTCCTCCTTTTTATGGTTGCACCCGTGGCCCCAGTATGATACAATAAAAGGGCGCAAAGGTGCCTTGGATTTAGTGGTTTAGGGTTCGTTTGCACGTTGCCGTCCCGGAGGTAGGAGTCCGGGGCGGTTTTTTCATGTCAAATCCGAATACGTCGGCGGATTTGGCCGCTAGGCTCTTTCGCTCTCCGCTAAGAGCCAACCTGTTTTCCGGTCCCGCCTGACATCATGGGCACACCATTCTTTGGCACCGCATTTCTGGCAGGGCTGGGAATAATCATATTTGAATACATTAAACCGACTATCATACCCAATAGGCGGGCAGTCAGAGAGGCAACGACCACATATTACGATTGTTTCAGGTGATTTATATGCCATGGCGGTATCCCTCAAAAATATAATATCCCACAGCGGCAGGGCCGAAACATATAATATAGGGAAAGTAAGTTTTGTTATGGCTTACAAACTCCACAAGGAGAATATCCAGCAGAAATAGCTTCTTCTTCGGTATCAAACCAGATTTCGTTTTCAGGATCGATGCTTTGTGCATGTCTACAATCAGGATAATGATATTTGTCAGATTCTAAGCTGCCAACATAAACACCGCTGGTTTTGTTAGGGCTATCCTCTTCCGATTGATTCCTAGATTCTACGATAGCCTTAAAGTCATCAACATATTTTACATTGGGAGGATATGTAGCAAGATTTGCAACTCCATCTTCAAGGAGAGTTTTATTGTACATCTTTCCATCGACCCAAACATAGGCCAACAGACGTCCATACTGGTCACGCTGCTGCACATCAAACTCTAGTTTAACCCACTTGCCCTCTAATTTTTCTTTTGTATAGTCAGAAGCAAGGATACCGGCTTCGGTGTTTTTCGAACTATCTGGATGGACGCTTTCTGGAGTATCAACGCCAATCAGACGGACTTTTTCGAGTGTTCCATTATAATTTACTTCGATTGTATCTCCGTCGATTACACGAGTTACCTCATAAAGTTGTGTGTCAGCTTGCGTAGAACCAGAAACGATTCCGTTTACTTGGGTCATCACAACTGCGGCCTGTCCACGAGTCATGAGACTATTTCCATCAAACGTCCCTTGATCGTCGACACCAGAAATAATCCCAGCAGAAACAGCCCCCATTACAGCCTGTCCATATTTTTCGGGAATACTATTCCAATCAGCAATCCCGCTCTGAACAGAAGCCTCGTTGTATTCCTGCTTGACATTTTCAGTAACCAAGATGTTATACATCATCTGGGCCATATCATAACGATTTACGGGCTGATTAAGGATAGACCCATCTTGAAGTTTTCCCTCTGCATTGGTCCCATCAAGGAGGCCGGCGGCATCTGCCACACCACAGAAAGCCGCATACCAAGTATCATTTGGGCCGTCATAGCTTTCATACTCATCGTTATAGAAAGCACGGACCAGCATAGTTGACAGTTGAGCGTATGTCACTTGGTCGTTCACACCAAAAGTCCCGTCATCGTAACCGGCAATCCATCCTTGCTTTGCGGCGTTATCCACAAAAGTATATGCCCAATGGTTAGTGGGCACATCTGCAAAAGAAGGGCTATCAGCCAGAGTTTGTGTAGATAGACCTAAACATAGGACCACGGACATTACGATAGCAATAAGATGTTTTCGCTTGTTCATTTCTTCAATCCCCTTTTTATCTATTCCGCCCTCCGACGGTATGGTCACTAAAAATAAAGCTCGGTTGCTAAATTCCCGTGGGTGTACCAACAAACAGTTTTTTTCATAAAATCTTCGGTCACACAAAAATGTTCTGCCAGAGAATAAATATCTGTATATCCGCTTGCGACAGCATCGTCTAAATCATTTTCGGATATATAGTTTTTGATGGCCCACTTCCATGCCTTGTGCTCATGTTTCTCTACTAAGTCAAATGGACTGCATACCTTGTGTGTGGCTCCTGTGGATGCGTGACCTCCTTCATGAGCAACGACAACAGCTTCTTCGGAGGAAGAAGTGATATTATCGAAGTCCATAAATATTCCGTAAGTTCCGTCTACTTCTAAAGTGACGGCTTTATCTTTTTCCAAATCCCATATATAGAATCTAGTCCCAGCTTTGCTAAGTTTCTGATAAAGCGCCAAGAGCCTGTCCATAGGCCATTACCCTTTCTCTTTTTCTAAATCCGCTTTCATAAATCGGGCCATATCAAGAAGCATTTTCTTTTTCTCTTCCGGGAGATCTTTGGACTCTTCATAAAATGCATAAGTGAAATCGTCAAATCCTATCTCACGCTCACCCTCCGGGATGGGCGTTTTTTTTGTTTCTGCTGTCGAATCAGCTAGATAGTCTAGTGAGCATCCAAAATATTCGCACAGAGCAGCAAGGTTTTCAGTTTTAACGTCTTTACCATCTAACCAATTGGATACTGTGCTTGTATGAACATGAATTTCTCTTGCAAGTTTAGAGCTACTTAGTCCTCGCTCTTTCATCAGATGTTTTAATTGTTGTGCGATATTCATAATTTTCACCTGTCTAATTTGTTAGATATTTTGAACACAAAGGTCTTGCGCATTAGACAGATAAGGCTTATAATAAGCACATAAAGTCTAATGCGATAGATAGAATAATTGTTCTGGGGAGAACTAAATACAGTCTAGCACATTAGACTAAAAATGTAAAGGATTTGGAGGTGAAAAAATGAGCTACGCAACAAATTTGTGTGATTTGATGCAAAAGCGTGGCATCAGTTCGTACAAATTAGCAAAAGAAGTTGGGGTTCATATTTCTACGATTACAAATTGGAAAGACGGGAACAGCCCAAAAATTGAACACATAAAAAAGGTCGCCGACTATTTTGGCGTCACCGTAGACGACCTTCTTGCAGAAGATGGTAGCAAAGAATCTGTCCAATAAAACGGGACAGTGAATAGGGGGAGGGGGTGAGAGGGATGGAATGCCCATCATGTCGGGCCAAAAATCCGGATCGTGCGAACTTCTGCAAGTCCTGCGGTACAAAGCTAAAAGAAGTGTGCGACTGCTGGATAAAAAAAGAGCCATATAACTGCGGGCAGGAGAAGTGCCCCGGTTACAGGCTCTTTGTGGTGGAGAAGTCAAAGACCTAATTGACTTTTTGCAAGCTCACATCCGAAATCAATAGCGAATTGGCGCAGACCTTCTGCTGTGAATTGCCCGACGGAGAGCAAGGCTTTTTTGAAACGAACTACTGCGACTTGTGTTTTTGGAGTTTCTGAAACAATGTCTGAAAGTGAAGCAGTCAGTTTGCTACGTTGTAGATCGTCAAGTTGCTCTTCTTCCTCAAGTAATTCAGCAACGGCATCCATGGCGGATTTTGTCCACGGATAAGGGGACCCGCAATTTTTACAAAATGCGGCTCTTTCATATTTTGGATTTCCAAGTACAGCGCCACCGTATGACCACGTTCTTATAAACTCTCCGCATGATGGGCATTTATCAATCATTTCCGCTCCGCATTTTTCACAAAATTCTTTTCCATCTATCGGAGCCCTTGTGATAAGTACATGCCCGTTTGTGCAGATATGGGCGCATCTATCCATAAAATCACCTCCCTTCTCCACCAGTATACCACGACAGGAAACGGAGGTAAATATGAAGGAAGCGGCAATAAAACGATCAGAAAGGAGGAAACCATGAAGAAACGAGAAACCTCACCAATCAGCGAAGAAGAGATTTTATCACACGCCAATGTTCCGGCCTATTTGGCGGCCCAGTTCATCGGGTGGTCCACGCCTACCCTGTACCGAGCACTCCAGGAGCAGAGGGCACCATTCGGATTCGGGGTACAGAATCAGGAAACTGGAAGCTGGGCCTATAACATCTCGCCGGGGCTTCTGGTGAAGTACAAACGGGGTGACCTGCCTACTTACAAGCTTCGGGAGGTTGAGGAGCTGGCGGTGGATGGGATTGAGCGAATCGTAAACGAAAGACTATCCGGCTTACAGACTATTTTGAGTGCGGCTTTGTCAGCAACAAAATAATTGCCCCCACCCGTGGTAGCGCACGGATGAGGGCGGAAGAACAGGACAAGTCCTTGTACCTTGTATTTTAGCACGGTGCGGGACGGAATACAAGGAGGAACAGCATGAAAATGATTACAAATGGCTACCAGTTTAAGGACTACCAGCGGGCCTTAGAAGGCGCTGGGCCAAAACTGAAGGAGCTGATCCTGGAGCGAGCGGCCCATGACCACAGCATTGATTTCATAGAGCTGCGGGAATTGGTGGACCGGGCGTATCCAGAGCAAGTATAAAAAACGCCCCGCCAGGTGTTAGGACCATCTGACGAGGCTGGCAAACCTAACTGAGTAGGCAATTAGGCTTGATAGATACATCATACTAGAACATCCGTTCTCTGTCAAGCCGGAAAGGAAAATTTTATGAAAAAAACACTTGACGAGAACGACAGCATTAAGGACCTTGGGACGCAGAGCCGGAATTCTAGGATGCACATGAACAATCTGGAACGGGATCATTATGGAGTTGATGTGCCGGAGCTGCTTAAAACGGTTCGGAATTTAGCTGAGGTCGTGGCGAGAATCCTAGACCGGGAGGACAGAAATGAAAACTCCAAATGAGATAGTCCGCCGTATCACCCAGCGGGCTATGGAGCGGCACCGGCTGTCGCAAAGGGGCCTTGCCCATGAGATCGGATGCGGCGATGGCTCTATTGCAAAGCTACTGGACGAGCAGGAGGTACGCCTTACTCAAGAGCAGTGGTTCTATTTGATGACACTGGGAGGAATCAAAATTGTTTGAGTTTTTATCCGTGGTGTGCATGGTATGCATCGTGATTTGTACCGCCCTCGCTGTGGCGGAATTTATGGAAAAGAGGCGGAAGAAGTGAAGTACATTGAGGACGGACGCTCTCTGGTGGAGCGAAACCACGACGCTAGAGAATATTGCTATCAGTGCCGCCGGGAGCGTGAGGCACGCATGAACCGCATTGTGAGGCGGTGCCTGGTGGTGTCTAGCATGATCTTTATGTGCTCTCTGCTGGTGGGGTGGGCGCTGTGAGAGATCCGCAGGATGCATCTCCTGCATGGTACTGCTCCAAATGTGGGGCAGAGCAGTACGAGACAGACCCCATTATCCTGGAGGATGGACGGAGGATGTGCGCCAACTGTTTCCAGGATCGGGTAAAAGAACTGCTCCGGGTCAGCCCCGCAATCGTGGCTGACTGTCTTGGTATGAGATATGAGGAGGCGATTTGATGGAAAACAAGTTTTTAGAACGTGTAGGCCAGCTCCAAGCGGAGCTTAAGGCACCAAAGGGGCAGACCAACAAGTTTGGCGGATACAAATACCGCTCCTGTGAGGACATTTTGGAGGCGGTGAAGCCCCTGCTCCAGAAGCACCGATTGGTACTGACGGTGGGAGACGAGCTGATGAACTGCGGGGACCGCTACTACGTTTGTGCCACCGCCACCCTGAGGGATATGGATGGGGATGACTTTATGACCAACAGTGCCTATGCCAGAGAGGCGTCAGAAAAGAAGGGGATGGACGAGGCCCAAGTCACTGGCACAGCCTCTTCCTACGCCCGGAAGTACGCCCTAAACGGCCTATTCTGCATTGATGATACAAAAGACCCGGATACAAACGAGTACACGGAGCGGACTAGGGATCATAGCAGAAAGCGTGAGACACCTCTATACTGCTCTGATTGCCGGACGCAACTGGTAGACGGGGTGAAGCGAGATGGAACCCCTTGGCCAGTGGCGGACATCATAGCCTATTCCACTGGGCGGTTTGGGCGGCAGCTCTGCCCGGTATGCCAGAAAAAAGCGTTTGCGGCTGAAAAGGCGGCGGGACAATGACCCTCACGTTTACAGAGGCCCGTATCCAGATGGACAGCGGGGTTTGGCTGTGCCTAAAGGTCAATGAGCCCGCTCCAGCCAGAACTTTCATTCTGGACAAGCAAAACCGCATCTATGACTGCGAAATCAAGGAGCACCGGGAAAAGCGGAGTCTAGACGCCAATGCCTACTGCTGGGTCCTTTTAGACAAGCTGGCGGACGCTATCCGCTCTACGAAGGAGGAAATCTATCTCCAGAAAGTGCGGGAAATCGGGATTTTCCGGGACTTCATTCTGGAGGCGGCGGCGGTCAAGACTTTCCGCACGGTGTGGGAAAGGCAGGGGACGGGATGGCCCACGGAGATCGTGGATTATTCCAGGTCCGGGGATCGTCAGGTAGTCCGGGCGTACTACGGCTCCAGCCAATATAACACAAAGCAAATGTCCCGGCTCATTGACAGCATCGTGCAAGACTGCAAGGACCTTGGCATTGAGACATTGCCGCCTGAGAAGCTGGCGGCCATGAAGGAGGAGTGGGGCCGTGCATAAACAGACCAAGCAAACAGCCATATCAGCCAGTGTCAAGGCCGCTGTGGCCGCGCGGGACTGCACCCACGGCCCCGCAACCTGTATCCTCTGCGGAGCTCCGGGAGGCCCCCACTGTCATGTGGTACGCCGCTCCCAGGGCGGCATGGGGGTGGTGGAGAACATCGTTACCCTGTGCGGCCCCTGCCACTACGCTTTTGACGAGGGGCTGTTTATGGATCGGCTGCGGCCTCTGGGATTCCATTCTCAGGCGGACATCAGGGCATACATTGTCAACTATCTCAGAGGCTTTTATCCTGACTGGACCGAGGAGAAAGTGAGGTATCACAAATGGGACAGTGTGAGCGAGTCCTCCAGTACATAAAGGATTTTGGTTCTATCAACCCGGCACAGGCATTTTTGGATCTGGGTTGCTACCGACTGGGAGCGAGGATATATGACCTCAGGCACAAGCATGGGTATTCAATCAGGAAAACAACTGTCAGCGCAAAAAACCGATACGGCAAGGCGGTGAGCTACGCCGAGTACAGATTGGAGGATAACAATGCTCAATAAAGTATTCATCATGGGACGTCTGACCCGCGATCCAGAACTCAGGCGTACCCATACAGGCACACCCGTGGCCTCCTTTTCCCTGGCCGTAGACCGGGATTTCAAGGACAAGGCCACCGGCGAGCGGACCACTGACTTTATCGATGTGGTGTCCTGGCGGAACACGGCGGAGTTTGTCAGCCGCTATTTTACTAAGGGACGTATGGCTGTTGTGGAGGGTCGGCTCCAGATGCGTGACTGGACGGACAAGGACGGCAATAAGCGCCGCTCCGCCGAGGTGGTGGCCGACCAGGTCTATTTTGGCGACGCTGGGAAAAAAGATGACGCGCCAACGACCTTTGGGGGCATGAGCTATCCAAATAATGATGACTTTCAGGAGTTACCAGACGATGATGGAAAGCTCCCGTTTTGATGGGAGGAGAGGCTCTTGAAGGAAAGCTTTGTCGTAAGGACAGAGTGGGCGGAGCAGATCGACCTTCTCACAGATGAGCAGGCTGGCCAGCTTTTAAAAGCGTGGTTCAGGTATCACATGGATGAGTCTGTTGATGTCCATGATCCAGTGGTAATGATGGCTTTCTCCTTCAACCGGTCATATTTTGAAGAGTGTGCAAGCCGCTGGGCCGCAACGGTTCAGGCGAGGCAGGAGGCTGGGAAAAAGGGCGGAAGGCCAAAGAAAGCAAATGGTTTATCAGAGAAAGCAAAAAAACCAAATGCTTTTTCAGGTTTTGAAGAAAAAGCAAAAAAAGCTGTATCTGTATCTGAGTCTGTATCTGTATCTGAATCTGTATCCCCTGACGGGGGTAGTAAGGCGCGCAAGAAGAAGGACGGGAGCGATATCGAGCCGAAGGTCCAATGGGCAGAATTTGTGACCATGACCAATGCCGAGCACCAGAGGCTGCTTGACACTCATGGATCTGCCGACACCGCCAGGCTGATCGAGATCCTGGATAACTACAAGGGCAGCACAGGTAAGACCTACACCAGCGATTACAGGGCCATCCTGTCCTGGTGCGTGGACCGGCTTGAGGAAGAGAAGCGGAAGACTGGGGAGGAGCCGGAATACAAGTGGGTCAATGGTAAGCGGCGCAAGGTAACGGATTCGGACCGGCAGGCGGAGACTTCGGCTGCGGAGCGGACACAGGCGAACATGGAGCGGATGCGTAGAATGCTTGAAGACATGAACCGGGAGGATGGACCATGCGGCTGATCATCCCGTTTTCTCTGCCTGGTCTCAACGAGTACATAGAAGCGGAACGGGGCCACCGGCAGAAGGGGGCAAAACTGAAACGGGATTGCCAGACATCGGTAATCTTAGCTCTTAGACGTCAGATCAGAACGCCTTTGCGGGAGCCTGTGTTCATGCGATACCTCTGGGTGGAAAAAAACCGGAGGCGGGACAAGGACAACATCTCCAGCTTTGGCCGGAAGGTTATCCAGGACGCCTTAGTGAAGATGGGTGTTCTGAGGAATGACGGCTGGGAGAATATCGAAGGCTTTTCTGACAGCTTCGCTGTGGACAAGGGAAAGCCAAGGATAGAGATCGAGATCGAGGAACCAGGAGAAAAACCATAGGAGGAGATATCGTGACGGATGAGAAGGCCGCCCTGTTGGGCGACAAAGAGGCGGCGAAGCTAACCCATCTCTCCCTGTTTTCCGGCATTGGAGGCTTGGATCTTGCGGCGGAAATGGCTGGATTTAAAACCGTTGGACAATGTGAGTGGGCGGACTATCCGACAAAGGTGCTGGAAAAACACTGGCCAGATGTGCCACGCTGGAGGGACATCAGGACGCTGACAAAGGAGAGCTTTTATGAAAAAACAGGACTGCGAACAGCTGGCATTGTTTCAGGAGGATTTCCGTGCCAGCCCTTCTCCGTTGCCGGGAAGCGAAGAGGCAGTGACGATGACCGTTACCTCTGGCCTGAAATGCTTAGAGTTATATCGGAACTCCGGCCCGCTTGGGTCGTTGGCGAGAATGTTGCTGGAATCGTCAATATGGCGCTCGACCAGGTGTACGCTGACCTGGAAAACGAAGGTTACTCCGTCCAAGCGTTTATTATTCCGGCTTGTTCCGTCGACGCCCCGCACAGGAGGGACAGATGCGCGATTATCGGGTGTAGAGCGCTGGAAAGAAAACATAACGGGAGAGGACGGAGAACCTATTCTTTGGAAAACTCCGATTGCGTCAGATTCGGCGAACCGGAAGTTTTATCACAACAGCAGGGGCGAGCCAAATTTGAGCGGGATGGTGAAGATGTGGCCTACGCCGAAAGCGAAGAACAGCAGAGGGAACGGAGAGAGGCACGGAGACGGAGGGCCGAGCCTGGACGTGGTGGCTGGTGGCCAGCTGAACCCAACGTGGGTAGAGTGGCTTATGGGATTCCCTCTCGGGTGGACAGACTTAAATGCCTCGGAAACGCCGTAGTTCCCCAGCAGTTTTATCCGGTGTTTCAGGCCATAGCGGACATAGAGAGGGGGATTATACATGGATGACGTTAAATTAGCGATGCTCGGCTCAAAAGAGGCGGCCAGACGGCTGACGGAGGCGGGGGTGCTGGTGCCGTGTATGTGCGGTAGAACACCAAAGGAACACGGCCCAGAGAACTGGAAGCCGACCTTCTATGACCCTGATAGTGGAGGTGACCCTGTAAGTATTGAGTGCGAGTGCGGGATTGTCTTTTCCATTGGAAGCTATGACTATTACAAAACCCGCCTCGCCTGGAACACCCGCGCGCCGATTTTGAGCGCGGAGGAGATGGAGATGCTGGATGAAGCTACTTGAATTATTTGCAGGAACACGCTCTGTAAGTAAGGCGTTTGAAAAGAGAGGCCATCAGACGTATAGCATAGAGTGGGACAAGTCATTCCCGGATATCAGCCTTTATGCAGATGTACTGACTGTGACGGCAGACCAGATCCTGCGAGACTTTGGGCGACCAGATGTGATATGGGCGAGTCCAGATTGCAGTACATACAGTATCGCAGCGATCTCCCATCACCGAAGGAAAGAAGAAAACGGAAACCTTGCTGCGGTCAGCGATTACGCAAAGTTCTGCGATCGAGTAAACCTTCACGTTCATGGGCTTATCATGACACTCTCGCCTCGTCTTTGGTTTATAGAAAACCCAAGGGGCGGGATGCGAAAGATGGAGTGGATGCAGGGTCTGCCGAGATACACTGTCACTTACTGCCAATATGGAGATACTCGAATGAAACCTACCGATATCTGGAGCAACCATCCAGACCCCCAATTTAAGCCTCCATGCCACAATGGAGACCCTTGCCATATAAGTGCACCACGAGGTGCAAAAACTGGGACACAGGGTCTAAAAGGGGGCCGGGAGCGTGCAGTGATACCAGAAGCACTTTGCGACCACATTGTTGATATATGTGAGATGGAGATGCTGGAGGCGCTGAAAGATGGCAGTACGACCGATTGACGGTAACGAACTGTACAGGATTGAAAAGCTACTTGACACAGATATTATCCGTCAAGATAAAGTTGCACTCAATTTGCTGGAACAAGTGCTATACGACATCCGGCATATTCCCACCCTCACCCCGCCGAACGAGCCGCTGACGCAAGCGGACCTTAACAAGATGTATCTCAACGAAGTTTGGTTGGAGTGCCCAGACGGGAGCGGAGAGACGGCTCTGGTGGTCCTGGGGAAACTATACAACACCAGTTCCCTTGAGGGGGCGGGTCTTGACCTGGAGGAATACATCATGGGCGAAACTCTGAATAATCCAACTGGAAACTACAAGGTCTACCGCCGCCCGCCGGAGGGAGAGGAGGACACCTGATGGACTACGAAAAGCTGATTGAGCGCCTGAAAGCAAAAGATTTTGAAAGGGATTATGATTGTACCCCGTTTGAATGCGGCGTATTTGGCCTGTTGGATGACGCCGCCGACGCCCTCTCCACGCTCCAGGCCGAAAACGAGAAGCTGCGGGCCGAGCGGGTCGAGCTGGAGCAGATGGCCGTATGTGTCTACTACAAGCAGGGAGGGCTATGCAGATGCGGAGAGGAGGACCCGGCCAATGTCTGTGTGTTTGGCCCGTGCCCTCACCAGAGGTCTGCACAAGAGGTTTTGGCCGAGCTGGAGCAGGTGAAGCGGGAGAGGGACGAGGCAGTCCACGACCGCATGATGATGGAGCAAAGTGTTGGAGAGCTCAGTGCAAGAGCAGAGTCGGCAGAGGCTGATAATAAAAAGCTGTGTGCTGCCATGATGCAGCTCAAGCGGACAGACAGGCCGAATCGGATGAGTGTGATCTATGAGCTGGAATATGATTCATCCATGTCACACAAAACCATGGAAGAGGTTGCATTCATCGTATTTAAAGGGCTTATGGATGCAGATTTGAAGCTGCGTGGCCCAAAGGAGGGGTGAGCATATGCCGTTATGGTTTTTGAAATATTTGAAGGGGAGGACTGACCATGAAGCGGCTGACAACATATAGAGCAGATGGAAGGGCGGCTATTGCCAACAACGAAAATGCAACGCCGAAACAGAAGGTGCTCAAGATACCGAAAGTGATTGACCGCCTCGCCGCCATCGAGGACATCCTGGGCGACGAGTACGATCTTGACCGCCTCCGGGAACTCAAGAAGGCCGACGTTGCGGAGGTGCGGCATGGGCGGTGGTTTTTCAAGTATCCGAATGGCTGGGCCTGTTCCAGATGTGGTGAATGGGGCTTGATGATTGACAACCGGGGTATTTGCAAATCAAGCTACTGCCCAAACTGTGGTTCTTTGATGGACAAGGAGGACGACAAATAATGACAGACAGACTTGGAAATGTGTTAAACATTGGTGATAGATGTGTTTGTTATAGCACGATGAGAACTGGCAGTAGCACTACTAGGCTTGTGCAGTACGAGGCTGAAATCATTGGTTTTACAAAAAAGAACGTCCGAGTTAAATGCGTGGACTGTTGTTACTCTTATCGAATCGGTGATGAATTTCTTTGCGGAGCAGATAATATTTTCAAATTAAAAGGTGATAAGAATGAGGTTGGTTGACGCAGAACTTATTGTAGAAGAATTTTGGAAACCAGAATATAGGACACAAACAAGACGGGATTTTATCGCTGTGATTGATAAATCTCCCGCTATTGATGCCGTTCCTGTGGTAAGGTGCCGGGAGTGCAAGTACAGCTCTTTGCCGTCTGGGTTCACTCAGAGATACGGAGAGCCCGGAACCCTTTCCTGCCATTTTGGGCCATGCAACAGGCGGAACGTAAACGAAAATGATTTCTGCTCCTACGGCCAGAGAAAGGAGGACGGCCATGATAAATACCCATCCGACCCGGTGTAATATCTGCGGCGGGCCTGTCACTTATGGCTCTAATGCCCGTGTCTATGGCCGGGAGTACGGAAGCGGCTATTGTTATCTCTGTGAGCGGTGTGGGGCCTATGTGGGGACGCATAAGCCCCGTCCACGGGAAGCCCTTGGACTGTTGGCAGACGAGCCGATGCGGACAGGAAAGAAGATGTGCCATGCTATCTTTGATAGCTTTTGGAAAGGGAAACCAAAAGCCGGAAAGAAGCGGCACGACCTTTACTGCTGGCTAGCCCACGAGATGGAGATACCAGTTGAGGGCTGCCATTTCGGCTACTTCGACATCGGCCAGCTTAGGCGGGCGTACATCATCTTGAGAGGCGTACAGCACAAGCAGATGAAGTATGACAATTGTGGGAACATCTATTTTGAGGAGGCCGAGCATGAGGCTGGGTGATTTAGAAGCCGCAAGGAGATTGCTGTTAAACTATTATCCCTGTGTCAATGAGGATACGCACAAGAGCAACTACATGGGCGACACGCTCATGTCCTATGAAGTGGCGGATATGATTGAGGATTGCATTGAGAACACTCCCACCATCGACGCCGTGCCTGTGGTCAGGTGCGCCCGATGCAGGCACGGAGAAGCATTCAAAACCTTCCCCGGCGGGATATTCTGCCCATACATCAAGGATACGGTCCCGCCAGATGGATATTGCTACATGGGGGAGGAAAACCCCCATGACTAAGTGCTGCGCCACCTGCGCCTGGTACGAGGACTTCCAGGGCGTGTGCTTCAACGGGGATTCGCCGTACTGCGCCGACTTCACGGAGCCGGATCAGCGGTGCAGGGAGTGGGAAAGGAAGGAGGCCGCCCATGAGCAGTGAACTATGGCTTGGCTATATGGCCGGTGCGCTGACCTTCGGCTGGCTGCTGCCGTGGATAGGAAGGAAAATCAAATGAAGTTTCGGAACCCTGAGACGGGGGAGAGAATGAAACGGAGGACAGTATGTTTTATTCGCAATCACTGGAGGTATTAAACCCGGCCAAAGCACTCAGAGATGCGCTGGAGGATGATATGCCGGAGACGGCAAAACATAAGGAAACCAACGCAGTAGAAGGTATGTGCTGCGACTGTGCTCACGGCGGCCCCTGTTGCGACTGGAGCGAAAATGAGGATTGCCAACACAAGAAAGAGGACGGCACTTGCTGGGTGCCATATACGAAGGAGGAGGCCAACATGGACAAGCCGAGAATTTGCGAGGTGCTGGGGGTTGAGGTAGATGAAGAGTGGACTGTTTCTGGAAATGACATAGCGATTTACAGAGTAAGCGGTGGTGTCGCCTTAGAGTATGCTATGCCGAAATACAATGGGAGTGGATACGGACAATGGCTTCCTGCCGGCATGCCTTGCCTTATTGATTTCATCAACCACCCAGACCGCATCATCCGCAAGCCCCGCTTCACCCAGCAGGAGGTGGAACTTTTTAGGGCAATTCAAGTGCTTTACCCTAAAGCGGAGTATGTAGAAAGGATTAAGGATAGCGGAGTAATCGGATTGAGTAACAATACATGTGGATGGATAACGGACATTGATAAAGACTTGTTCCCGGCCCTCCGTCCCGGCGAATCCGTCAAGCTGGACGAGATCATCGGAGGTACCGAATGAGCAACAATGACCAGCAAGCCAAAGCAGACGCGGGCCTCTCAAACAGCGGGGCTGTCACCACAAATGTCCAAGGCGGACAGCAGCACGCACGGCCTTATAAAAGCGAATGGCTGCCGCCACGTGCACTTCTGGCTGTCTCACATGTGCGCTGGGAGAGCGAGATGTTGCACGAATATTCGGAGTATAACTACAAGCTGATTCCTGCAAAGGAGCACGTCGGGCGGGCAATCACACACTTGTTAGCCTATCTTGCAGAAGATACATCTAACGACCACCTGGCCCATGCGGCTACCAGGGTGCTGTTTGCGCTGGAGATGGAGGAGGAAAAGAAATAATGGCAAGTAGCACAGAACGAGTGACAAAGGCTGAACTGGTCGATATGCTGGGAGATTATAAAGACAACGACTTTGTCGGAGTTATCTTCTCAGCGCAGGACGGGAAAGAAAATCCGTGCCACCAGGTACTTGTGTTCTATCATGCAGAGGATATTTGCTGAAGGGGGAATTGTTTATGCGTGAAATTCTATTCCGAGGCTTCCACCCCTGCGACGGCCCGGACACCATTGTGGTGGATGGGGAGAAGGTTAAGGGGAGATGGGTGGAAGGATATTATATGCTTATCAGCAAAACCAACTTTATACTGCCGACAGGAAAACTACAGCATGATGCTGTAAATGTCCTCCCCTCCACGGTCTGCCAGTACACCGGACTGACCGACAAGAACGGGAAGAAGATTTTTGAGGGGGATATTGTAAGACGGGAAACCTTTTACTACGGAAAGCGTAACGTTTATGCCGAACCAGTTGTATGGGAAGATGATATAGAAAATGATTCTTTTGGAGAACCATACACAAGCGGCTATTGCATCCACGGTGGGAATTGGACGGTCATCGGCTCCATCCACGACGGGGAGGGCGGACAGCATGAGCGAGTGGATTAGCGTCAGGGAGAGGCTGCCGGAGGAACTTCCCGAAAATAAAGGAAGAAAGACAATCTCTTGTTTAGTAGCATTAAAGTCCTGTTATCCCAAAGGAAAGGCTACGATTCAGAAAAGGCAGAGACAGTGGATTCCATATTATGACGGTTCTTTTGTTGGATGGGAGTGGAGCAGGATTGGAGCACAAAGAGTCACCCACTGGATGCCCCTCCCAGACCCGCCGAAGGAGAGATAACGATGCCTAAACCAAGCGCAACCCTCGCCCGTATCAAGGCAGAAGCGGAGGCCAAATATAACGCTCTTTTCCATCTGAAAATGGACATGCTGATGCAGATGGGACAAGATGCTGCCATGATTGCCGCTCACGAGGTCCTCCAGCTTGGCCCCGGTAGGTCTGAGGCTTTCTGCACCGCATACATATGGTCTGTGAGGATCAGCAGGACGATGGTGAGTTCGTCTATGCCAAAGCAAAGATTGACGAGCAGATCAGGGCCATTGTTGGAGATGACCTGTTTAAACCCTGGGAGGAGAGATATGGTCGAAATCTGTGACAAGGGGAAAACCTGCGTCTACTGGCGAGGTATCAATAATTCCAAGGATGCGCCCTTTTGCAACCATCTATTAGATACCGGATGCCGTAGAGTGGGAGACGTGGACCACTGTGAATCCAAGGAAATAGGAAAGCGGAAAAAAAGAGTATCCTTTGACTGCCCTCTGGAACAGCAGGGATTATAAGGATGGTGATAGGATGGACGAGTTTCCAGAGCGGCTAAGAAGGTTAAGGGAGTCTATGAGACCGGTCAGGAGCATGACGGTTACATCACAGCTAATGGGGTTAAGCCCTGATGCATTACGAAAATATGAGAGAGGGGAAGTGGAGCCAAAAATGACAGCCCTAAAGCTGATTGCGGCATATTATCACATTAGCCTCGATGAACTCTGTAAAATGGAGGAAGAGTAAGCCCTAAACTTTCATAATCTCATAGAAAATATTGCGAATTCATAAAGTTTTATGAGTGAGCAGAAATATGTATGCGACAATGGGAGTGTGGGAGCGTATGCCCCTGCGCTCCCATTCGCTTCTTCTATTTCCTCCTCAACCCCGGTGCTTGCCGGGGTACATACGCCGCACGGCAGAACCAGCCCAAGAATCCGGGCCGGAGGGCATCGCCCTCCATGCGGCAACATCGCCCTTTACGGGCATTAGACAATGCGCTCCAAAGGCCAAGGAGCTGACTGTGGAAAGACACTATACTGGCGAATCGGGGCCGCGTATCTTGCCAGTGAAATCACCAGCGGCCTGCCAGTAAGCCATAGCTGGCCGACTCCGGGTAGAATGGCAGCCTTTGAGAGTCAAAAACGCGCTATCCCGCTGAAAACTGCCCGACGTGGTGTGACAATTAAGCGGGATGGCCACATACGCCGCTCCTCGCCACATGAGGCGGGCGGTGGCACCAGACAGGAACTTACCATTAAAGCCAAAATGCCGTTTGTATCGTCAAGCGCAGACGAGAGGAAAATGGACTTTTGATGTGATACCGCACAGCGGATTACATACAGGCCCGCGGAAAGCCTGACAAAACCCGCAGCATACCCCGGAAGGGGTATATATGCCGCACCTCGTTGCGGGAGACGGGGGCGGAAAGCTTAAATTGAGGGGTAACGCATGGCGGGATATGCCCCCGCCACCTCTCCTAACATATACGAAAGGAGACCTCTCACATGAACAAAATGAAGCTCTTTGAAAGCCCAGAGTTTGGAGTCATCCGCACTGTTGAAGTAAAGGGCGAACCGTGGCTGGTAGGCAAGGATGTTGCCCAGGCCCTGGGGTACAGCAACCCACGTGATGCGCTCGATCGGCACGTGGATGACGAGGATAAAGCTAACGTCGGGATTCACGACGGCAGCCAGTCCAGAAACATGACCATCATCAACGAGAGTGGCCTGTATTCTCTGGTGCTCTCCAGCAAACTTCCCACAGCAAAAAAATTCAAGCGGTGGGTAACAAGCGAAGTGATTCCATCTGTCCGTAAGCATGGAGCTTACATGACCCCAGAAACTCTTGAGGCGGCAATCTTGAATCCAGATGTGATGATCCAGTTGTGTACAGCCTTAAAAGGAGAGCAGGACAAAAGAAAAGCGCTGGAGGCAGAACTGGACAGAAGCAGGGAATGGTATTCCATCAAGAGAGTCGCACACATGAACGGACGATCTCATAAAGACTTTGACTGGAGAAAACTGAAAAATGTCAGTGAGCGGATGGGCTATGGAGTTAGAAAGATCTTCGACGCTAACTATGGCGAGGTAAATATTTACCATATGAAAGTGTGGGAAAATGTTTACCCCAATATGGAGCTTTGATACAAGGGCGTGCCCGTCTCGCTGAAATGATGGGAGGGGGGAGGGTACGGGAAATTTTGATTGAGGTGGTGAGCCCATTGTGGCGAAAGGCAAATATCAACGGTGGCTGGAGCCGGATGGGCTCTTGCTACTTGAAGGATGGGCACGGGATGGGCTGACAGATGAACAGCTTGCGGAAAAGATTGGTATATCCGCAACCACGCTATACGATTGGAAAAACAAGTTCCCTGAGTTTTCGGAGGCCATAAAAAAGGGCAAAGAAATCGTGGATATCCAGGTGGAAAACGCTCTTCTGAAACGGGCCCTGGGCTACGAGTACATGGAGGAGCGGGTAGAGATCAGCGAAAAGGACGGGCGAAAGGTCATCCAGACCGTTAAGACAGTGATTCCGGATACCACGGCGCAAATCTTCTGGCTGAAGAACCGAAGACCGGACAGGTGGAGGGACAAGCCCGAAATGCCGGGTGACTCTGATGGGCTGAAACGGGCGAAGGAACTGCTGGAGGGAATACCGAGTGCCATTGACTGAAAAGCAGGTGGAATACCTCCAGAACTGTAGTCACAGGTGGAACGTAAAGACTGGAGCCACGGGCAGTGGAAAATCGTTTCTGGATTTCACAGTTACCATTCCAAAACGAATTGTAGCAGCAAGAGGCGAGGGACTTTTGGTTCTGCTTGGAAATACCAGAGGGACACTCGAAAGGAACATTCTGGAACCCATGCGGCAGTGGTGGCCTGGGCAGATTGGGATTATCCGCAGCGACAACACCGTGGAACTGTTCGGGAAAAAGGTTTATGCCCTTGGAGCAGACAACAAGAAGCACGTCTCCCGCATTCAGGGTGCGACCTTCGAGTATGTGTACGGTGACGAGGTGACAACTTGGAGCGAGGACGTGTTCCAGATGCTCAAAAGCCGTCTGCGCTGCGAGCACTCCCATTTTGACGGGACGTGCAACCCGGACAACCCGGAACACTGGTTCAAGAAATTTTTGGACAGTGATGCGGACATCTACCAACAGTCCTATGTAATTGACGACGGTGTGCTTCCTTCCCGTGTGGTGGAGGAACTGAAAAAGGAATACACCGGGACGGTTTATTATGACCGTTATATCTTGGGGCTTTGGTGTCAGGCAGATGGTCTGATCTACAAGTTCGGAAAGGAAAACATTGTTGATGATGTGCCGGAGAGCGGTGAGTATTATATCTCCTGCGACTACGGTACGCTCAACCCTTTCTCCGCTGGCCTGTGGTGCTGGGACGGAAAGACAGCGACCCGGATACGGGAGTATTACTACTCTGGACGGGCAGAGCAGGCCAGCAAGACCGACGAGGAATATTACACGGAGCTGGAGAAACTGGCGGGAGATCTGCAAGTGCGCTCCGTGGTGGTTGACCCGTCTGCGGCGTCCTTTATCGAGGTCATCAGGCGGCACCGGCGGTTCCGGGTGCATAAGGCGGTCAATGATGTGGTTCCCGGAATCGTCACCACCAGCCGCTACATTGAGAACGGGACAATCAAAGTTCACCGCTCCTGCAAGGATGCTATCCGGGAGTTTGGTTTATACCGATGGGATGAAAAAGCCACGGAGGACAAGCCAATCAAGGAAAACGACCACGCAATGGACGATATCCGATACTTTGTGATGACAGTTCTCCGCCACAAGATGCGTAAGGCGGGGCAGCCGCAATATATTCCACTGTGGGAGAGGTGATTTTTTGCTTACATATCAGGACTTGCTTGCTGCGGGCGAGGATGAAAAGGTCAGAATGGATTTTATCCGGCAGGCAATTAACCAGCATAAGAGCAGCAAGGCATATAAAATGGCGGTAGACGCTGAACTGTATTTTAAAGGCGAGAACCCGACCATTAACCGCTATGAGAAAATCATATACGACATGCAAGGCCGTGCTCATAGGGATATGTACACTGCCAACCACAAAATCGCCTCCAGCTTTTTTGGCTTTGATGTGCGGCAGGAAGTGTCCTATCTTTTGGGCAACGGCGTTACGTTCCAGGAGGAGACGACAAAAGAGAAGCTGGGAAAGAAATTCGACTTGATGATGGTCAAGGCCGCCCGGTATGCCCTGATCGCGGGAATCTCCTTCGGCTTGTTCAACCTGGACCATGTGGACGTGTTTAAGCTGACCGAGTTTGCGCCCCTCTACGATGAGGAAAACGGGGCGCTGATGGCCGGTGTGCGGTTCTGGCAGGTAGCAGAGGACAAGCCTATGCGGGCCACGCTATATGAGGTGGACGGATATACCGACTACATTCAGCGCAAGGGCGAGGACATGACCGTGCTGAAAGAGAAGCGGCCATACATTCAGCGGGTACGGACATCCCCGGCGGACGGCACAGAGATTTACGCCGGGCAGAACTATCCGTCATTCCCCATCGTGCCCCTGCGCAATGGAGAGGACGCGCTCTCCGAGCTGGTGGGCAAGAGAAACACGCTGGACGCGCTTGATCTCTGCACCTCCAACATGGTCAACAACGTGGACGAGGGCAACCTGATTTACTGGGTGCTGCAAAATGCCGGGGGCATGAATGATCTAGACGATCAGAAATTCCTTGACAAAGTGCGTACCATGCACATCGTCCACGCCGGAAGTGTGGAGGACGAGGGGGCCACGGCGGAGCCGCACACCATCGAGGCGCCGTTTCAGGGAACGGACGCCACAATCAATATGCTCAAGCGCAAGCTGTATGAGGATTTCCAGGCATTTGACAGTTCTGCGGTTTCGGCTGGCAATCAGACGGCTACGGCCATCGAGGCCAGTTATACGCCGCTCGATTTGAAGGCGGATGATTTCGAAGCCAGCGTCACAGAGTTTATTCTCGGCCTCCTTGTGGTAGCTGGGATAGACGATGAACCGTCCTACACACGCAGCCGTATCATCAACCGGGCCGAGGAAACACAGACCATCCTCATGGGCGCGGAGTATTACGATGACGAGTACATCACAAAGAAGTTGCTGACCATCAACGGCGACGCCGACCAGTTTGACGCGCTGATGGAACGAAAGGCGGCGGAGGAAACCGAGCGGGTGGAGGAAGAAACAGACTTCCAGCCGCAAGAGGAAGTGGAGGTAACAGAAAATGACAGTCAACGCACGGAATAGTTTTGGAAGTTATTCGATGTCGGTGGATGTAGAGTTCAATTCTGAAAGCGTTTCCGACTGCAATCAGGCGGAAAAATATATTTTTGCGTGTCTTGGCAGAGAGATGAAGGCGGAAACCGAGGTGGTGGAGGATGCCAAAGCCTGATGAAGCCCACCGACTGACAGACAAGGAATTAGCCGCGTTGGAAAAGCGCATTGCAAAGGTGTACCGCGAGGCCCGGAACGACCTGGACGAAACTGTGAAAGCCTACTTTGAGCGGTTCCGTGAGCGGGATGAGGAAATGAAAGCCCTGATCGGCACGGAAATCAATGGCAAAGTTTGGAAGGAGCAGGATTATAAGCAATGGCGGCTTAATCAGATTGGCAGGGGCGAGCGGTATCAGGCGCTCCGGGAGCGCATCGCCGAGCGGATGACCAAGGCAAACGAGGTGGCTATCGCCTATGTGAACGACGATATTGCAAAAATTTACGCAATGAACCGACAATGGATGCAGGAGCAACTTGCAAAACCAATTCGAGGCAATCTTACGAACGTAAATTTTTTGCAATGGAATGAAAAACTTGTCCGTCGCCTTATTTTGGAAAAGCCGGACTTGATGCCATATTATCCCGCAAAAAAGGCGCTCCGTAGAGGGATTGATCTTGCATGGGGAAAAAAACAAATTACAAAGACGGTGACCCGTGGGCTTTTAACAGGTACGAGCATTGGAAAGATAGCAACTGATTTACAGGCCCGCATCCCGGAAATGAACCGAGCAAGCGCACTGCGGACAGCAAGAACGGCAACCTTGACCGCTATGGAGGCTGGTAGGCAAGATGCGGCGGACGATCTGAAAAGCAAAGGGGCAATCATAGAAAAAGAATGGGTAGCAGGGCATGACGCACGGACACGACTGGCACACATGAGAGCAGATGGGCAGAAGAAAAAGGAAGATGAGCCGTTTATTGTCGGAGGGGAAAAAATGATGTTCCCAAGAGACAAGAGTATGGGCGCAAGCGGATGGAATATTTATAACTGCCGTTGCAGTTGTGTGCGTGAAACGGTTGGGTTTAAGTCGATTCTGACTGATGAACAAAAGAAACGAGCCAAAATAAAGAGGGTGAAATAATGGCAAGGCAGACGTTTTCAACGCATGGTTTTGAATATACGTTCGAGGACAACAGCGGAGAGATTTTGGCTGCGTTTCAAAACGCTTTAGAGCGGGGACTGGAATCTATCGGGCAAAAAGCGGTGAATTACGCTGTAAAGTCATTGAGAGACCAAAAGGCGTGGGACACGGGAAACCTTGCGAGCCATGTTTCCTATCTTGTAGACGGCGAGGAAGTGTATGTTGGTGTGCAAGGAGTCGAGTACGCCCCCTATGTGGAATTAGGAACCGGCAAATACGCCGATGGAGGTCGCCCCACGCCGTGGGTGTATCAGGATGACGAGGGAAATTGGCATTGGACAGCAGGAAACCCGGCAAGGCCGTTTATTGCACCGGCGGCGAAAGACCATACACAGGAATATAGAGACATCCTTGAAGATAGTTTGGAGAACGCATGATGGATGAAAACCAAATCAGGGCCATTGAGGCAGTTCTCGCAAAAGGGGACAGAATAGAGTTGATTCCCGTGAAAAATGGTGTTAAAATTATACATATTAAGCGGGAGGAGGTTAAGCACAGGGATGCTTAATTTGTTATTTGCAGTCACGATGCTTTCTTTCGCTCTGTTCTGTTCTGCACTTATAATGGTTGCGATTTTTTGCGCGCTTAATGCCTTGTTAGAACGATTTGCAGACATAGGGCTTGCAGATATTTGGGATTATATAATTTCATCGGTTTTAAATGGGTTAAAATCATTTTTCTGAAATAAATATTGCTCCCGCCTCTAAGCGTTGAGGCGGAAGGCCCGAGCGTGGGTAGATATCGAGTAAATCTCGGTATCTGCTCACGCTTTTTCTTTTGGTAAGACCCGCATTTGCGGATTTTATACAAACATTCTTAGGGTAGCACCCGTAACAGCGAGAAAGGAATGTAAACATGTTCGACATTGACGCAATTATCAGAAAGTACATCAGCGAGGATGGATCTATCCCTTCTGATGCCGTTGCCAAGCTGGCGCAGGCCGTCAACTCTTCCGTTGGAAGGGAGTTCGTTGCAAAAGAGCGATACACGGAAAAGCTCGAAGAGATCGAAACCCTGAAAACCGAAAAGCAGACCGCCGAGGACAGTGCAACAACCGCCGGAAAGTGGAAAGACAAGTATGATGCGCTGAAAGGTGAGTTCGACAACTATAAGAGCGAACAGGCCAGCAAAGAGACCAAAGCAGCCAAGGAAAAGGCCGTGAGGGCCTATTACGAGAGCAAGGGCATTACCGGCAAGAGCCTTGATATCGCTATCCGGGGCAGTTCGGAGGAGATCAATTCCTTGGAGATGGACGGCAACAAAATCAAAGATGTCTCCGCCTTGGATGAGTTGGTCAATGGAACTTTCTCTGGCTTGGTGAGCACGACTACCGTAAAAGGCGCGGACACCGCGACGCCTCCCGGCAACATCGGCGGTGGCTCTATGACGAAGGCAGACATCTACAAGAAGGACGACCATGGCCGGTATGTAATGTCTGCCGCAGAGCGCCAGAAAGCGCTTATGGAAAACCAAATTACATGAAAGGACTGAATTAAATGGCTGCTACAAAAGTTGAAAGCCTGACCAATCCAAGGGATTCCCTCCCCAATACCTATACCAGCATTACCGCCCGTGAGGTGGACTTCGTTACCCGGTTTAACGATAACTGGTATGCGCTTCGCACCATTCTGGGCATCATGCGGCCCATCCGAAAGACCCCTGGCACTCAGCTAATCTCTTATACGGCTGACGTTACGTTGGAGGATGGCGATGTTGATCCCGGCAATGTGATCCCGTACAGCAAGGCCACCATTACTCAGGCGACAAAAGCTGACTTGACTATCAAGAAGTATGCCAAGGCTGTCCCTATCGAGGACGTGGACAAGTATGGCGCGGAAATTGCGGTGGAAAAGAGCGACGACGCTTTTCTAACCAAGCTCCAGAATGTGGTGCTGGGCGATTTCTACACCTTCCTGAACACCGGCTCTCTGACGGGAACCGCCACCACCTGGCAGGCCGCACTTGCTAAAGCGCAGGGCGAGGTGCTCAACAAGTTCGCGGTTATGGCGAAGGACGTTACCTCTGTTGTGGGCTTTGCGAATATTCTTGATGCCTACGACTACTTGGGCACGGCTGACATTACCGTCCAGACCCAGTTCGGCATCAACTACGTCAAGGACTTTATGGGATATTCCACCCTGTTCCTGTTGCCTGCCACTGTTTCCGGCAACACCGCCATTGCGCGGAACACGGTGATTGCCACCCCCGTGGAGAATATCGACCTGTACTACGCCGATCCCGGCGACAGCGAGTTTGCACGGCTGGGCCTGAATTACACTGTGCAGGGTGAAACCAACCTCATCGGCTTCCACGCACAGGGTAATTACTCCACCGCTGTGGGCGAGAGCTACGCCATTATGGGTATGAAGCTGTGGGCTGAGTATTTGGATGGCATTGCCAAAATTACTGTGTCGCCGGGGGGTTAACGCCCCCGGCTGATACAGGCCAGACAGACACGGGGGCACATGAGGCGGCGACCGCCGCCACCGTGGCCGTGAAAAGCACAAGGAAACGCACATCGAACTAAAGGAGGGCGGCGTGATGCTGGAACAAGTTTTGCAACACCTGAACAACTGGTTTTTGGTGCCTGATGGCATCCACACCGGAAAGTTCACAGTGCAGGACGGCGGCATTACGCTGCCCTTCCTGCAAACAGGGCAGTATTTCCGGGTGGTGGGGTCTGTCTTTAATGACGGGCTTCATCAATACCCAGCACAGGACATGGTTGAGGAAACATTTGATGGCGCTGTTTGGGCGCTGGCGGTGCCCAAAGCGTTGGTTTCCCTAGCGGACGAGATTACTGTCTGGAACAAGAAAAATGGTAATCCGGGGCCGTACACCAGTGAGAGTTTTGGTGGTTATTCGTATAGCAAAGCTACCAATTCCAGCGGCGTAGCTGTGGGCTGGCAAGATGTATTTAAGAGCCAGCTAAACGCATGGCGGAGAATTGGAGGTATTATATGAGCCTATTAGACGATTTTGCTCGGACTTGCGTACTGATGGAAAAGAAGCGTGTTTCCGACGGCGCTGGCGGCTATATCGTGGAATGGACAGAGGGCGCAGAGTTTACCAATTATCAGGCTATGGACACCTCCATGGAGGCCCGACGGGCGGAAAAGGAGGGCGTGACCAGCCTGTATTCCGCTCTGGTGGACAAGGCCGTACCCATTGAGTACAACGACGTATTCAAGGACAAGGGTACGGGAGAAACCTACCGCGTGACCTCCAACCCGGAGGACAAACAGGCCCCTCGCTCCTCCACGCTGCCGCTGAAATACTTCACTGCGGAGAGGTGGGCGCTGACCACATGATAGTGAATGTTCTCGGAACAGAATACACCATCGAAATCAAGAAGTACGCCGAAGATGAAGCATTTGAGCGGCGCAGCATTGACGGGTATTGTGATTGGCTAACAAAGAAAATTGTGGTTTGCGATATGTCCACGTACAAAGGATGGGAGCATGAGGCAAAAGAAACTATTTCCGCCTCTGAGAAAAAAACGCTCCGCCATGAAATAGTCCATGCGTTCTTTGATGAAAGTGGGCTTGGAAGCAACACATTTTCTGTTGATGGGCCGTGGGCCACTAATGAGGAAATGGTGGATTGGATAGCAGTACAGGGTCCGAAAATCTATAAGGCATGGCGGGAGGCCGGGGCGTTATGACCAAAAACAAAGCCCTGTTTTCTTGGTTTAACGAGTTCATGCCCTTCTACCGGGCTAGCTCTGTGCCTGACGACGTGGTGTTTCCCTACGGCACCTATGAATACATCGAAAGCACCTTTGACGCCGGGGAAGTGGGCCTGACCGTCAACCTATGGTTCCGCACGGAGAGCGAGGCCATACCGGACGAAAAGTCACAGGAGCTATCCAAGCGCATTGGATACGGCGGAGTGTATCTCACCTGCGATGAGGGGTATATATGGCTCAAACGCGGCTCCCCCTGGTGCCAAAGCCTTACATACGAAGAAGATCCCGCAATTAAACGAAGATACATAAATATTACTGCTGAATATCTGACATTCAGCTAGGAAGGAGGCCCACATGGGCAAATTTACTGTCATTCCGCAGAGCACGTTCGAGGAGATGCAGCTTGACGCGGGCGTGATTTTGAAGAAGTTTACCCCAGCGACGCCGACAGCTCCGGCGGACGAGGATATTATCTGCCCCACCACCGGCGGCATCAATATTTCATGTGTTCCTACCTATTCTGATTTGGGGGAGGATGTGGATAATTGCCCCAACAACACAAAAGAATTGAAGCATCTGGATGGCTGGGAGTGCAAAATGTCGTTCACCTCCCTGGGTACATCCCCGGCTAGTATCAAGCTGGCCCTGGGTGTAGCGGATATTGGAAGCCCGGACACCACAAAAATTACCCCTAGACGTGATCTGAAGCAGACTGATTTTGCCGATCTATGGTGGGTAGGAGACCGGGCGGATGGCGGCATGGTAGCCGTTTGCCTAAAAAATGCCCTGTCTACTGGAGGCTTTACCCTTCAGACGACCAAGAACGGCAAAGGCCAGGTATCCGTGGAACTGACCGGCCATGTGTCCATCGACGCACAGGACACCATGCCAATGGAGTTCTATAGCGCCGCACCTTCGGAGGATTGACACCATGAAACTATCTGAACTGACTACCGAGCAGGCGGTAGATGTACTGTGCGAACTGACGCCTTATATCGCCAATATCACCGGGGATAAGGCTCTCTTGGATGAGCTTGGGAAGAAGTTTGACAGCAAGGGGAAAAGCGTGGCAGAGCTGTACACCTATGGGGCACAAAAATGCGCCATGTTGGTTTCGGTTCTGCTGAAAGACCACCGGGCGGATGTGTTTGGGATTTTGTCTGTTCTGAATGATACCACGGCAGAGGCGGTGGAAAAGCAGAATGTATTGACAACGATTCTGCAAATTCGTTCTGTTTTCAAGGATAAAGAACTGCTTGATTTTTTCAAATCGTTTGGGCAGGAGGAAAAGAGCGAGTAATTCTCTGCCTCCTGTCCGTGCGGGGAATGGGGGTACGGGCAATTTTGGCGGCACTCCCAGCCCTCATCAATCAAGCGGCAAAAGAACAGGCGTATCGCATATATTTAACGGACGCTCTGAAAATTATCGGAGAAAACACGGCGAAATATGCTGGTGGGACTTATATGAGGGCAAGATACCTGGACATTGAGCATCCGAGGCCAGAAGAAAACCGAACACCAGAAGAAATCATCGCCTACATGAAAAATAAAATCGCCTCTGTCTAAGTGGTGGCAGGGAAGGGCTAAGTGGTGCCGTGAAAGGAGGCGGCACCTATTAACCTGTTTGATCTATTTGCGAAAATCAGTTTGGATACCAGTGAGTATGATAGTGGCGTAAAGGACGTATCTAAGAGCGGGAGTAGCCTCGCCTCCAAATTAAAAAGCAGCCTTGCATCTGCTGGGAAAGTGGCGGCGGCTGGTATTGGTGCAATTACCACAGCAGCAGGCGCAGCGGTTGGTGGTCTGCTGGCCCTGGAGTCCTCCACCGAGGAATACCGGGTTGCAATGGGTAAACTCAATACCGCTTTTGAGGCGGCTGGATATGGTGCGGAGACGGCCCAGCAGGCATACAACGCTTTTTACGGCATCCTAGGTGATACGGATACCGCCACCGAAGCGTCCCAGCTCCTTGCAAAACTGGCAGACAGCGCCGAGGACGTTTCCACATGGACTAATATTGCTGCTGGTGTTGCTGGCACATTTGGCGATGCCCTGCCCATCGAGGGCTTAATTGAATCCGCAAATGAAACAGCTAGAGTGGGGCAGGTCACTGGTACACTGGCCGATGCGCTAAATTGGGCCAGCATCAGCGAGGATGAATTTAATGCCAAGCTGGAAGCCTGCGGTAGCGAGAGCGAGCGGAACCAACTCATCATGGACACCCTTGCGGGGACTTATGACGAGGCGAGTGAGGCATTTTACCGCAACAACGAGGCTCTTGTGGAAGCCCGGAACAATCAGGCACAGTTGGACGCTACTCTTGCTACCCTTGGACAGACGGTATCCAATGTAAAGAATCAGCTTTTATCAGAATTTCTTCCAGCTATCTCCAAAGTGGCAACGGCGTTTTCTGGGATGTTGTCTGGCACAGAGGGGGCAGACGAGGCGTTTGCGACCTCTGTTCAGGGCCTTGTCCAGAAAGTGGTTGAGCAACTACCCGCATTTCTAAACATGGGCGTTCAGATTTTGTCCTCCCTTGCCAGCGGCATAGTGCAGAGCATCCCGACACTGGTTGCAGCGGTTCCGCAAATTATAGCCGAAATTGGGGCGGCATTAACCGAACTGCTTCCGCAAGTGCTGGATATGGGTGTGCAGCTTCTCGACCAATTTACCAGCGGAATTGAAACGGGTTTGCCCGATATGGTTTCCCGTATCCCGGAAATCATTACGCAGTTCCTAAATTACATCACAGAGCAACTCCCGACAATTCTTGACAAGGGAGTGGATTTGCTGAACAATCTCGTGAATGGCATTATAGGAGCTATTCCAGAAATGGTTGCAGCACTCCCGCAGGTTATTACATCCTTCACAAAATATCTATCTGATAGTTGGCCGAAAATCACAAGAGCAGGAATTGACATTTTAAAGAACTTGATTACCGGCATTATAGGTGCAATTCCAGATCTGGTGGCATCCCTTCCGCTGATTATCAACGCCATTATTACCGGAATTGAAAACCTCATGGACGGTGTTGTGGATGTCGGTAAGGCTATCGTGGAAGGAATCTGGGAGGGTATCGCTGGTGCGGCTGACTGGCTAGTCGGCAAAGTAACAGGATTTTTTGGAGATATTGTAGGCGGAGTAAAAGATTTTTTAGGTATTCATTCTCCGTCTACAGTATTTGCCGACATGGGTAAAAACATGGCCCTCGGTCTTGGACAGGGCTGGGACAATGAGTATGACCGTATCCGCCGGGATATTGAGGGCGGCATGGATTTCGGCACGGCCCAAGTGGACTTTGCTTCTTCCGGGCTCGGCCTAGCATCGGCAGGTATGGTGAACGGTATTTCAGCCGCAGTACAGAGCAACGGAGTATCGGGTGGGAACTTTGTTTTTAACCTAATGATGCCTGACGGAACGAAATTCGCCTCTTATCTGTTCGGC